ATAATGCCTACGTATAAAGACCAAGTCCAGACCGAAAAGATGTCTGCTGAAAGGGGTATGAACAGGACAAATAAGAGAAGACTTTCCCACATAGAACGTGGTGAAGAAAGTGTTACATCTTACGGAAAAGTCATTGTTGCCACCACAGTACGTCCTTTAGCAATAGCCATTGCAGAGTGGATAAAAGAAACAGATAAAAATGTTCACTCAAAACCTCCCATAGCACTTCAATACATCTCCCAAGTAGACCCTTTAATAACAGCTTTGATAACAGCAAAGCATGTAATTAACACTATAACTACTACACAAAAAGTTACTTCTACTGCTATTACTTTAGGTGGTAGAATTGAAACAGAGATAAGTCTTAAAAACTTTAAATCATTAAATCCAGAACTTTACGAAACTACAAAAAGAGATTTAGATAAAAGGTCGTGGAACTATGCTTACAAAAGAAGAAAATTAAGAGAGCAAGCAAAAAGAGATAATGTAATGAATTGGCAAGAGTGGTCTACTACTGAAAGATTACATGTTGGTATACAATTACTTGATTTGCTAGTTGTTCATACAGGTTTAGTTGAGATAGGGACTGACCAAGTAAAACATAAAACTTTTAAAGTTATTAGACAAACCGCTAAAACTAAAGAATGGATAGACAATCGTAATCAGTTTAACGAACTGTTAAACCCAGAGTACCTTCCAATGGTTATGCCTCCAAAATCTGTAGTTGATGGTAAAGTTACAGGTCATGGATATTGGACGGCGGAAATGCCAGAGCTAGACCTAGTTAAACAAAAAGGTAAAAAGTTTATCAAAGAGCTAGAAGGACATGCTATGCCAGAGGTAACTAATGCTGTAAATTTAATGCAAAGCACAGCTTATAAGATAAACCATTTTATTCTTAAAGTTATGCAGAATGCTTGGGACAAGTCACTTTCTATTGGAGGTATGCCACCCATAGAAAACCTACAAACTCCTAACAAACCTTACGATATAGACACAAACCCAGAGGCACTCAAAAAGTTTAAGAAAGAGAGTGTCATTGTTCACACAGAGAATAACCGAATGGCTTCTAAAAGAATGCTATATGCTAAAATCTTATGGTTGGCTGATTTGTTTAAAAATTATGCTACTTTGTATTTCCCATTACAATTAGATTTTAGAGGAAGAGCCTATTGTGTGCCTGCTTTTCTTAACTATCAATCTATTAATGGTGCAAAAGCATTGTTAAATTTTAGTAAAGGTAAAGCTATCACAAAAGAAAACAGAGGTGTCTTTTGGCTTGCTGTACATGGGTCAAACATGTGGGGTAACGATAAAGTGTCATTAGAAGATAGAGAAAAATGGACTATTGATAATCAAGATTGGATTAAACAATGTGCTGAAGACCCTATTGGAAATAGACAGTGGGAAGACGCAGATAATGCTTTTCAATTTTTAGCTTTTTGTGACGAATGGAACAGATACACACAAACAGGTGACGGATTTATTTCTTATATACCTGTCAACGTAGATGGCTCTTGCAATGGTTTACAAATTTATTCTTTATTACTTAAAGATGAAGTAGCAGGTAAATTAGTTAATTGTTTACCTAGTGAGATACCGCAAGACATCTACCAATTAGTAGCTAATGAAGTTATTAAAACTTTAAAAGTAAAAGCTACCGAAGGAGACCCAATGGCACAGAAATGGTTAGACTATGGAGTAAAGCGTTCAACATGTAAGAGACCTATTATGACAATTTGTTATGGGTCTACTAGATATTCTTGTACTGACTTTGTCGTAGAAGATTTAACTAAAAGAAAAGACAAAGGGGAAATGCACCCATTTGATGACATGTTTAAACCTGCAACATATCTTGCCAAAATAATTTGGGACAGCATAGGTGAAAACTTAAAATCAGCAAGAGTTGGTATGGATTACTTACAAAACAATGCAAGAGTAATTGCAAAAGAAGGAGTACCTATACATTGGGTTACACCTGTTGGTTTTCCTGTGTACCAATACTATCCAGAAATGAAAAGTAAAAGAGTATGTTCTCATTTGATGGGTGAAGTCTTTGCACCACAAATAAAAGTGGAGAAAGATGAAACTGATAAGTTGCGTTCAAGAAATGCTGTTGCCGCAAATTATGTACACTCACTAGATAGTGCTTGCATGGTAAGAACTGTAAATATCGCAAAAGAAAAAGGAATTGAAAACTTTTGTAATGTGCATGACAGTTTTGCTACGCATGCTTGTGACATAGACAAACTTAATGAAAGCATTAGAGAAGCCTTTGTAGGTATCTTTAAACAAAACTTATTAAGTAGTTTTAAATTAGATGTAGGGTTGCAGTTAGATACAGAGACAAAAGAAAAGTTACCTGCAATACCTAAAAGTGGAAACTTGGAATTAGATTTACTACACAAATCTAAGTTTTTCTTTGCCTAATCCTATGCACATGTGGATAGTAACACTAATACTTATTCCATTTGAAACTGACTTCAAATTGGATAGCCAACTGTATTTTCATAAATTGAAAGTAGCTAATTGTGAGTATGCACCAAAAACTACGTATCACGATAGCCTCAACAAACATGAAATAGTTATAGATGGTAAAAAATGGCAGTTAGTCGGCACTGTGTGTGGCTAACCTTACACTATTAGAACAATCAACATCAACGGAGAAAACACAGAGAACAATAACAATAAGGACAATATGAAAAAGCAAACATACAACAAGATTGTAACACCTGTAGGTGTATCACAGTATTGTTGGTTAAATACGCCTGACACTAAATTTGATAAAGAGAATGGTGGTCACTTCAAGACTAACTTAATTATCAAAGGTGCAGAGGCAAAGCCAATCATCAAATCAATACAAGATGAGATGAAAAAATCTTTAGAAATGGCAAAAGAAAAATCTAAAGGTAAACCTCCCAAACAAGCAAACATGCCTTTTGAGGAAGAATATGTAGAAGGTAAACCTACTGGAAACGTAATCTTTAAATTCAAAGCTAAAGCAAAAATTATGATGAAGTCTGGTGACGTAATAGACATCAAGATACCAATTTTTGATAGCAAAGGCACACCTATGAAAGAGCAAGTATGGTCTGGAAGTGAAATGAAAGTTTCAGCAGAGATGATACCTTACTACACTGCAATGGCAGGAGCAGGTGTTAGCTTGCGATTAAAAGCGGTACAAATAGCTAAATTAGTTGAAGGTGGGTCTGGTGCAGGAGCAAATGCACAAGGCTTTTCTGAAATTAAAGATGGTTATGTTGCACCAGAAGTTACGAAAGAGAATGAAGTACAAGAGACCTCTGACTTCTAATCAAGTAGGACTTAAATATGGTTTTAGGTCTGGGCTAGAAATAGCTATCTCACAAGAGTTAGACGCTAATAGTGTAAAGTATGAATATGAGAAGGTTAAATTAACTTATGTTAAACCACAGAAAGCTCATACTTATACCCCAGACTTTTACCTAAAAGAACAAGATATATTTATTGAAACAAAAGGATTGTTTACTTCAGCAGACAGACAAAAAATGCGTCTTGTTAAAGAACAAAATCCAAAACTAGATATTAGATTTGTATTCAGTAATTCAAGAAGTCGAATATCTAAAAAGTCAGCAACTACTTACGCTATGTGGTGTGAGAAATATGGTTTTAAATATGCTGACAAACATATTCCATTGGAGTGGTTGAATGAATAACAATAATAGAACAAGAACAGATTTTATAGTCATTCACTCCACAAAGACTAAAGCTAGTGAAAACTTTAATGCAAAGGATATAACTTTAAAAAATAGAAAAGAAGGTTTTTTCCATAACGCATTCCATTTTATAATTTTAAGAGATGGTAAGATTGAAGAGGGCAGACCAGAAGAAATGTCTGGTGCTATTCTTCCTATAAATCAACCATTAATTACTAACCAAAATTCTATCGCCATAGGTCTTGTAGGAGGCTTATCGGAAGATGGTAAAAGTCTTGATGTTAACTTCACATTTCAGCAATACGTATCTTTACGTGAACTTGTAAAAAAGTTGAAAAAGAAGTACAACATTGAGGTAGTGGGTTGCCGAGAGGCAATTAACTCCAATAAATCGTGCATGTCTTTTGATGTGCATTCGATTGTTGATTGATTGAGAAGCTCCTAGTTAGAAATAGCTAGGAGTTTTTCGCATTTATGGGGTAATGGAGGGAGACTGAAGTTACCTCTTCCCTTTTAAAAAATCCAAAACAAAACACAATGAATACTGAAAACGAATTTTTATATCACTCACCATGTGAGAACTGCGGCTCTTCTGACGCCAATGCTGTTTATTCTGATGGACACGCACACTGTTTCTCATGTCAAAAAACAACACAAGGACAATCAACAACTATGGAAACTAATACAGAAAAAGAAATTAAATTTATTAAAGGTGAAATATTACCTCTTAACAAACGTCATATAACTTTAGACACTGCAAAGAAATATAATTATGAAGTTGGAGCATACTTTGGAAGACCTTGTCATATTGCTAATTATTATAATGATAGCAAAGAGTTAGTAGCACAAAAATTACGATACCCTTCAAAAGAATTTCAATGGTTAGGCAATCCTAAAGAAGCAGGATTGTTTGGACAAGAAACTTGCAAAGGAAAAGGCAAGTACATTACTGTAACTGAAGGCGAAATTGATGCACTTACTATGTCTCAAATACAAGACAACAACAGATGGGACGTTGTATCTATTAAAACAGGTGCGGCAGGTGCAAAAAAAGATATTCAAAAATCACTCGATTTCTTGGAGGGTTATGAGAATGTAATCTTTATGTTCGACCAAGACGAACATGGGCAAAAGGCGGCGTTAGAATGTTCTAAAATACTAACCCCAAATAAAGCCAAGATTGCTTCTCTACCACTTAAAGACGCTAACGAAATGTTGTTAGCAGATAAAGCAGAGCAACTTAAACAATGTATGTGGAATGCAAAACCATACAGACCTGATGGTATTGTTTTAGGTTCAGAAATTTTTGATGAGATTATGAAAGAAGATGTGATGGTGACAGCACAATATCCTTTTAAATGTCTTAATATAAAAACACATGGATTAAGAAAAGGTGAGCTTACCACAATAACGGCAGGAACAGGAGTTGGTAAATCATCTTTTTGTAGACATGTTGCACTAGATTTATTGAAACAAGGATTTGGTGTTGGTTATATTGCGTTAGAGGAAAGTATTAAAAGAAGTGCATTAGGTATTATGGGTGTTCACCTTAAAAAACCTTTGCATTTAACAAGAGAAGGAATAAATGAAAAACAATTACAGGAAACTTTTAAATCAACTATTGGTAATGGGAATTTTTATTTATATAACCATTTTGGCAACACAGTCGCCGATAGCCTTCTTAACAAAATAAGATATTTAGCAAAGTCATGTGAAGTAGACTTTGTAGTATTAGACCATTTACACATGGCTTTATCTGCATTGGGTGATGAACATACAGGTGATGAAAGAAAACTTATTGATTACTTTGTAAGTAAATTAAGAACACTTGTAGAAGAAACAGGTATTGGAGTTATTCTAGTATCACATTTAAGACGTAGTGAAGGCGATAAAGGATTTGAAGATGGTAAAGAAGTTACCATGAACAGTCTACGTGGGTCGGCTTCCATTGGTCAATTATCAGATTTAATTATATCCATAAGTAGGGACATAAAATCAGATAAGAAATTAGCAAAACTTACAATTCTTAAAAACAGATATTCAGGAGAGACAGGCAACGCATGTTCTTTATTATATGATTTAGAAACAGGTTGTCTTTCAGAAACTACTCCAGATGTTTTAGATGACTATTAGAAAAAGAACACGACAAGAAAAAAACAATGCAATTTCTTGGTCATTTATAATTTTAGAAGCTATTGCAAAAGCTAAAAAATATAAAAGAATTATTACACTTGATGTTGCAAAAGACACTTCAGCTTTGATGGTTGAAGAAGCATTAACACACATGGCAATGAATGGAGAAGAAGCGGCTATGTATGTTCAAGTAAAATTACACACATTACATTAATTATGAAATTACCTAAAATAAATAAAAAGATATTAGACGCACCTTTTGTATCTCTACATTGGAAAGATATAAACAGTAATTCGGCTTGGCTTACTCTTAAAGAAGCTACAAATAGCAAAGTAACAATCTGTATTTCAAATGGTTGGCTTCTTAAAAAAGACAATGACATACATATTGTTGCAGGAGATGTTAATTTTAATGATGATGGCTCTTTAGGTGAAGTTGGTAACATAACCACAATTCCAACAGTCAATGTTTTAAAAGTTAAGAAGGTAAAACTTTGAGATACATCTTTGATATAGAGACAAATGGATTTCTCAATGTTTGTGACACAGTACATTGTATTGTTTTAAAAAATATAGATACAGGAGAAATACTTACTCCTAGTAACCAAGAAGCTGTTAAACTTTTAGAAAACGCAGAATTACTTATTGGTCACAATATAATTAAGTTTGATATTCCAGTATTAGAGAAATTACTTTCCGTTACATTTCGGTGCAAAATTTTTGACACATTAGTGGGAACAAGATTACTATTTTCAGACATTAAAGAAAAAGACTTTTCAATAAAAGATTTTCCTAAAGATTGTATAGGTAGACATTCATTAAAAGCATGGGGCAATCGTATTGGAGAATATAAAGAACAGATAACAACTGACTGGCAAACTTTTACACCAGAGATGTTAGACTATTGCATACAAGATACTGAAGTTACTTATAAACTTTATAAAGTTATAGAAGAAAAAGGTTACTCCCAAGAAGCTCTGGATTTAGAACATGATGTAGCTTCTTTAATATTTAAACAAGAGCAATATGGTTTTACTTTTAATAGAGAAAAAGCAGAAGCATTATCTGTTAAATTAAAAGCAAGACAAGCAGAACTAGCTGAAGAATTACAAGGTGTGTTTGAGCCTATAGTTGCTGAAAGATGGTCAACTAAAACAGGTAAAAGATTGAAAGATAGTGTTACTGTATTTAACCCTTCAAGCAGACACCACGTAGCACAAAGATTAAAAGATAAGTATGGTTGGGACGCAAAAGAATTTACATCAGATGGTAAAGCTAAACTAGATGATAGTATATTATCTAAACTTCCATATCCTGAAGCTAAAATATTGTGTGAACATTTTTTATTAAACAAAAGAATTGCACAGATAGCTAATGGTACACAAGCGTGGTTAAAACATGAACGTGATGGTAAAATTCATGGCACATGTAATACAAACTCTTGTGTTACACAAAGAGCAAGTCATTCATTCCCCAATTTAGGACAAGTACCAAGTACGTCTGCACCATTTGGTAAAGAGTGTAGAGAATTATTTACAGTACCAAAAGGTAAACGATTAGTAGGTATAGATGTTTCATCTTTAGAAGTAATGATGTTGTGTCATTTTATGTCTAAGTTTGACAATGGTGCGTACACTAAAGTTGCACTTGATGGTGACATACACACAGAGACACAAAAACTAGCAGGGTTAGACAGTAGAGATTTAGCAAAGCGTTTTTACTATTGCTTTCTCTATGGTGGAAGTGTGAAAAAAATTGCTGAAGTAATAGGCAAACCATTTAAAGAAGCAGGAAAGATTAAGAAAAGATTTTTAAATAACTTACCTGCACTACATAAACTTATAGAAGGCGTACAGTCTGCGGCTGAACGTGGTTATCTAACTGGTTTAGATAAAAGACAGATTAAAGTTAGGAACAGCTATTCAGCACTTAACACACTTTTACAAAGTGCAGGAGCAATTTTATGTAAGAGATGGTTAGTAGAATTTAATAAAGAAATTACAAAATTTAAGAACGCACAGCAAGTTGTATGGGTACATGATGAAATACAAGTTGAGTGTGAAGAGCAAGACGCTGAAGACATTGGTAAGATAGCAGTAGACTGCATTAGACGTGCAGGTGAACACTTCCAATTAAGAGTGCCGCTAACAGGCGAGTATAAAATTTCAACAAATTGGAGTGGAACACACTAATGTATAATAAAAAATTTGACCTTGACCTAAAGTATGGTCAAGAAAGAGAACAAAGACTAGCATCTATATTAGACAAAGATAAAAATAAAATAGAAGTTAAGACTGAAAGAGACTGGTGGTTTAAGACAGGCAACATTGCAATAGAAGTAGAATGCAATGGTAAACCTTCAGGTATCATGGCAACCAAAGCTGACTATTGGGTACACATATTAGCAGAGGGTGACAAAGATTATTGCAGATTAATATTTGATACTAGAACAGTAAAGAGATTAGCAAAAAAATATATAGGTACACTTAAAAATGGTGGAGATGGTTGGCGTAGTAGGTTTGTCTTAATACCTTTAGCCGAAATATTTTTACCAAAAAATTTAAGCAAATCTATGCAGGAGAGGATAGTTAAAT